AATCCCCTTCTCTAGCAAATAGTTCGCACCCAACTCCATTTGGTTCTTGAAGTCAGGAATGTAGGTCGAGCGCATCCACTTAAGGAACGACGACACAACAGAAGCTCGCGGCATTGATGCCATAGACGTTGGGAACGCCTTGATGTGGCTGCGCTGGAGGGCTTGGTCAAACAGAGACACATACATGTCAATCCGCTCACCAACCACGTTAACTTCTTGATCTGAAGCACCTTGCCACGGAAATGCGTTTGCTCCGTTCTTGCGAAGATCGTCAGACTTGCCGTCCCAGATATTGCGCCGATCATTATAAGAGCGCAGACATGACTCGAAATAGTATTCAAGATCAATTAGGCAGGTATCATACGCATCAGTTAACGCATTAACGTCTGGCTCTTTGTCAGCGTAAATAAGGGATTCGTCCTCTAGTTCTAGTGATTCGATCATGATGCGTATTCGTAAAAGTCTTCGGGGTCGGCAGATACTAAGCACACTTTGATGCGTTTGCCAACAAGTTTATTTGATAGGCGGGAAGGGCATTTTACCGGAACCGCCAGCCCATCCATTCGGACGATGACCCAGCTTGGGTTGTTGCAAACACGCATAACAATGAAATCTTCATCAATTTGCTGCTCGATAAGGCTATCAAGACTGCATGGTGATTCGTCAATAATTAGCGTTTTCTTTGCAGGTCGCCCCCGTTTTGCTGCTTTAGCTGCTTGTTTTTTCATACTAGTATCCCCCAGACCCGTGAGTTGTAACAAATGATTGGCTATTGTCAACGTGATCGAGATTTGCGATGGCTGCGTAGCGACAAACATCAATTGGATCTTTCCACGCTTCCTTAAGCCCACCTTCGCCAGTGTATTCAGAGAGTGCTTGAATGATGTTCTCGCAGTCGCTGCTGACGTAGAAATGCGGTCTGTTAACGGAATCCAAAGGTCGAGCGGTATCCCATGACATCTTGCCGATCAATGCTTGAAGCCCATCGTCGATATCCAGCCCCGGTGCAGGGATGCAAACCATTCCCGATTCGCTTAGGTCTTCAATGATTGAGGAAGAACCGTCTTGCACCTGATACTTTGCAGCCCCAAGGCGAGGGTCGATCAATCGCTCAAAGATTTCCTCGTCGCCCTCCATCTCTTGAATTGCCTCGATGTAGTCACGGATACCAAAGCCTTGCCCCTTAGCTCCCGGCCCCGGCATCCACTTCCCGCTTTTCCATTCAGCCCAGTCACCAACGTCAACTCCCGGCCACTCGCGGTAAACCCAGAACGTCCCGCTCTCGTCAATGGCAATCCAGCACATGAACCAGTTCTTCGCCCCAGCAGGGTCGATAACGTGATAGCGCGTGATATTCTTGGTCGGGATGGAGGCGGGAGGAACCACGTTGACGACCTTGTTAAACTTGGGGAACTTGGTTGCATGGGACTTCATTGGAACCCCGTAGGCGCGGATCAGAATCTCCTCCCGTGTGCGTCCTGACAGCGTTTCTTTAATGCGCTCGTATCCGCCAAAAGCATTGTCTTGAGAGTGGAAGTAATGAACTGATGCGTTTAGCTTTTTGGACCGCTGAACGTATGGAACCAACTCACCATTAAGGAGTTCCGCTGGTCTTGACTCGATAGTCGTCGCCCCATCAAGATACTCTTTGATGACCTCTGTCCAACCGTCAATCGGAGTGAACGTGACGAGCATCTTGGCATTTCGCGTAGCTAGCCGGAACCTGAGCGTGTTAATCAACTCTGGCCCCAAAAGGTATTCATCTGCCCATACACCGATGTTGTGCCAGACTGGATTCTTAGACCCAAGTTCTGCGCCTTCCAGAATTGTCGGGTTATTCTGATACTGGGAATACGTTTTGAAAATGATTTGAGAACCGTTTGGAAGAATCAACGATGAGTCCGTGAAGCCAGTCTTCTTCTTGTAAGAGATGTAGGTGTTTGCGCTTGTCTGCTTGGTCTTGAGGTTCTCTGGCAACCAGTCCCACACTGCGCTCTGCTGCTGGCGAATGCTGACCTCGGAAGTCTGAGCAAAGCAGAAGATTTCCGACTTAGGATTCTCGATAGCCGCACGGACAACGGAGAATGCGCCCCACTGCGTCTTGCCGCTGCGATTCCCACCTAGTGCTAGGATCTCGTTTACCTCAAATAGTTGTTCTTCAGCCTTACTCCAGTGAGGGAGCCTGAACCCGTAGTGATACGGGTCTTTTTCAGCGTTCTCAATCGCCTCATGGTAAACCGAATGAAGCCCGATTAGCTCATCAGGCTCCATTTGCACCATCTCCTCATCGGTGGGTGGCGTTAGGATTGCGTGTTTCCGCCAAATCATAGGATCTCGGCTTCGATTGCGTCTTCCTTGATCTTACTGGCAATGCGGGCCTTTGCGTCAAAGATCATCTTGGCAGCGTCATCGAGGCTAGCTCCCTTGCGATGCTCCACGATTGAGGATGCCATTCCCGTAAGTTGCGCCGCCTTGTCGGTTAAGATACCCACCGTTACCGCCAGCTTGTCCGGGCTGATCTTAGCAAGCTCCTCTGGATTATCAAACAGTTGTTGGGAACGCTCAAAGAGCAGGTCTGTGTAGTCTTGCGCTGCAATCGCGTATCGCATCGAGAACTCCTTGCGCTTTGTCTCCAGCGTGTCGTTATGCCGCCATTGGAGGCTCCTGATGGTCTCTCTGCCGAGTCCCGTCTTCTTTTGGATGTCGGTTATCCTCGCGCCTTGTGCGGCCAGCCACAGGGCCATTGCGGCCTTATTAGGGGCATAGTGTTCGACGCAGTTTGAAGGATTTAGCTTTGCACGTTCCTTGACTTCAAGAAACCACGCAGACTTGTCTTCTCGTTCGTCAACGTATTCCGCTTTCAGCTTCTCGTTTGGGTCTTCGGTGTCCACAAATGTTTCTACTTCAGTTTTGCCGCAATAGCAATAGATTTTGCTGCGGGAAGTAACCTCTTGTCGGTTTTCACGAGTCCACTAGTTTTGATCTCAACGCCAATCTTCTCTAGCTCACGCCGCAGGGATGGTGTTACAACATTATCTTTAATGACAGTGCCTTTAGGTATTGACTTAGAAATGAGACTGGCAACTTCGCTATCTGGGACAATCCGTTTGATCTTTGCGTAGCGAGACAGGTTCACCATTCTTCCACCAGCCCACTTATGCTCCCCAACTGCTCGTTTTGAGCCTTTTGCTTGGTATTCGTCATTAGCAGGGATCTCAACCTCAACCGTGACTAAGGGCTTCTTGTAGGCAGCGGAGAACTGATCGTTCAACGGGTTTGATGATGAGTGGAAATACGGAGCGTAGATCGCCCATACATCATCTCCATTTGGCCCCTTCAAGCGAAAGTTTCCAGCGTTCCTTCCTGTCGTTGGAACAAGGTCTGGACGCTCTTCTGCCTTCATCCATTTACCAATCTCTTCTGGTGGTCTGCGACTCTTTCCGATAGACGTAGACATCGGTGGATACAGCTTCCCGTCGATCAACGCCATTGCACGATAACGTGTAAGTGTTGGCTCTTTGTCTAGCTTTTCTGCGGTAGCATTATCCACAGTAGTGTTGGTTTCACCACTCTCTGGCAAGTATCTCATCTGCCCAGTTTGCGAGAGCTTCCGCATCTCTGGGGTAATGTTGACACGCCAAATTGGGACGCTTCCAGTCTCAGCTTCCTCGCCGCTCATGATGTCAGCTTCTGTGGATTGCTCAAGATCAGTTTTCTCCACCTTGCCACCCCATTGTTTGACATACTTACCTACCTCCTTTGGCTGCATGGTGTCGTAGAACCCACGCATGCCGGAACCGCCAACTTTTAGGTCATTACCCTCAAAGTCTACAGGTGCTGTTGCAGCCATGATCTTATCAGCCATGTCTTTCCCTATTACTTCGTCCAGCTTTTTGCCTGTGAACTGACCAGCAGACATCTGACCCTCAACCGTGCCATCGTTACGAACCATCAGCTTAAATGATGATCCACCTTTCTCGTCAATTCTGACAGATCGGGATTCGGCATTCACCATCGGGACTGAAATCTTATCAACGCTCTTGCTCAGATCGAACCGCTCATTCTGTGTGTCACCCACAGTCCAGCCAACCCAGTCCTTGCCACTGTCCACTGCATCACGCAGCAAGCGTTTGAATAGCTGCAAAGGCCAAGTGGTGCGGAAGGGGGCGTCTGCGATGCGACCAGATGCGTCCGTTGATATAGTTCGGGCCAATTCTGGAACTTCTGATTCTAACTTTTTGTATTGTTCAGAATTTGGATCAAGTTCATTTTGCAATTTGCGGATTTCTTTGATCCTATTGCTTGCTGATTGCTTTTCGTTTTCTGTAGTTACATAACCCTTCTTCCTCCCCTCTTGATGCCTGTCGGACTGGAACTCCTCAGCAAACAATCCTTCCATACCATCCGCATCCGTGCGCTCGTTCGTCCGCATGTGCGCGACGTAGTTTGGGATGTCTGGGAAGTGGGATGATGTGTATTGAGACGCGCTCTTTGGATACTTGGTGTAGTAGTCACCCAACGCTTCTGCTTGACTATTCCCGACAGCTACCGATTTCCCTTCTTGGTTTTTGATAAACCAGCGGGAGTTTCCATTGTTAATCTTCTCGTCGAACGAATGTCCAGTAGGAAGCCCCTGCTGTTGCGGCATCGCCAGCACCACCTCGCGGTAGTTCTCGCCGCCGGGGAGGACGTATTGGGCGAATTTGACTTCTCCTCGTCCGGCCAGATCGGGGTCGGTTGACAAGTATCCGCTATTGGGGTCATTCATCTCCGCCTCGGCTTGTTCTCGAGATTCAAATGGCCCAGCGTCTTCCGTGGGGGTGACGATAAACCATCCCTCGTCCGTTTGTTCAACTCGAACACCTGAATGAAACTTCTTGCTGCGAGGATCGCTAAGAGTAACCTCCTCAAACCGCACCGCACCCTCGTTACGAAGGTAGTTAAGCAGATCCTCCTTGGATACCTTACCGTCCTTCTCAAGACTCGTCAGTGCTTGCTCAATACCGCTCCACTTGATCTCGTCTGCCTTGACTCCACTTCCCCTCGTAGGGTCGATGGTAGCCATGATCTGGGCTACTGTGGCGCGGTTCGGCACTTTGTCAGCGATAACCTTGTCAAGTTGGGAATAGAAACCATCCTCGTCCACGCCCTCTGGCATGAACCTCGTCTGCGATGACGTGGGTGCTTCACCCTCTGGCATCTGGCGTTGCTCAGGCATCTTGACTTGGCTTGTGGCCTCGTAGCGAGGAGTGTTACGCAAATCTTTCGGCTCACCGTTAGCGTCCATGATCGGCTCTCCTTCTGGGAGGTAGTTGATCTTGATCATGTTGTTCTGGTAGGGCAACTGGGTTGAACCGACAAGCTGGGTTGCCTTATTCATGCGATCCAGACGGTATGACTTCACCACAGCGTCGACACGATCTGAAGCCACCAATGGATTGATGTCTTTGTGACCCTTCCCTACATTGCCGAAGACGGAGTTAATGAAACTCTTGTGGGTCTCCCACTTTCCTCCGTATTTTTCTTTGAAGTAAGCGTCAGTGGCTTGGTTTTTTCCATGAAGGTCAATGATGGCGTTTGCGTCCCGCAGGATCGTTTCCATGTTCCCATCATACAGCATCCTCCCGCGCTTGCTTGCCGCCTTCTCTGAGACGTTGGCGAACAGTTGGTTTGTGGACATGACGCGGATAAGAATGTTGCCGTCCTTGGAGATTTCCACCCCATACGGAACAACGTCTCGCAACTGAGGCTTGATCTGGTCATACTTCCACTGTCCTTTCCTGTTCTTCTTGAGGGCAGACTGGTAGATCACGGAGAATCTGTGTCCGCGAGTGGCTGGATCGGCATTCGTATCGGACGTTTGCCTAGCCCCCTCGTTAAGCAGCTTTAATTGCTTTATTTGCTTGCTGTTGAACCTGCCCGAAAGGCTCAGTAGTTCGATCTGGCGATCATTAAGATACTGCCCACTCCAAGTGTTGTTTTCTGGGTTGTAGGCAAGCTCACCGTCAGGGATCGTCTCTCCCCTATTCTGCCTCGCCTTGAGATCATCAACCAGCAACAACCCGGCTTGGGAACGCAACTCGTCAGTCTCTTTCTTCAGTGGGACAAAATCTCCGTTGCCGTCAACCAGCGGACTGCCGTCAGAGTCGGATTCCCACAAGGAGTTTAGCTCGCCAAGGATCGGATCTGACTTACCTCGAATCGGTATCTCTACACCTTCTCTGGCTTTTCTTTTTGCAGCGTCAATTCCTCCACGGCGACCAACCGATTCGCTAACCATCTTTTGGAACATCCTCCTGACCTCTGGGCTTTGATACAGCTTGCCTCCCAAGAACCCATTGCCAGTCACCATCTTTCCGCTGTTGTCAATCACTCCACCAATGCGGAAGTGAAGGTCGCGCAGGATCGACGACTTGTTTAAGATTGAATCGCCAAGCGCACGGCCCTTGTCGTTGATAATCATGCGTCCAGCCATCTTGCCCAGCTTTCCGCTCTCCACCAACCCAAGCATGTCATCAACATTGGTTTCGATGAAGTATTCTTCTGCTAGATACTTTTCGTCGGGAGTCTTGAAATCTCTTTCACTTTTCGTCATGGGGTCGCCAATAGCGTCCCGCAGCTTCACTTCCCGCTCATGTTGTTTCCGCAGCCTGCCGACATACTCTTCTTTGAAGTCAGAGTATTGAGCGTCGTAAGATCCATCCTTACCCCTTAGTAATCCGCCAGTCTGAAAGCCGTCCCCTACAAGCTGTGCGATAACCCCGTCTCCGATACCATTGTTGAGCATGTGGTGCATGAACTCATGCGTCAGCAGAGGCTTCAATGGATTAGGAGCGTTGGGATTGATCATCACCGTTTTCGTGTTGCGATCATAAGCTCCAAGTCCTTGGTCAACGAATTGAATCTTTGCCCCCGGATTGCTCGCTGAGAAAGTCCCCACAACCCTCTTGAGGTCTGAAGGCATCCCGTTATACATCAGTCGCTGGGCAGGGTCTGAGATCGAACTGTAGAAGTTAAGCGCGTCACCGTTCTGGAGTTGCTTGATGCGATTTGCGCTACCCATCGTGATGCCGCCCAGTGCCGCTCCCGTTCCTCCAAAGAACAAGGTTTCCACAGCGGCTTGCTTGAAAACATTCGGGTTAAGGTCGCCACCTTCCGAAACCCACTCGTAAGCGAGGTCCACTGGGTAGGATGCTAGTAAACCCTTGGTTATTCGACTGCCCATCCCTGTGACCAATCCTCCCGCTGTTGCCGTATCCATCAGGCCGGAAACCATGCGGTGCGCTGGTCCCTTGTTTGGCATCTCGTAGATACGCTTCCAGAATCCAATTTGACCTCTAGCCTTGGATGCCTCCTTGCCCACCAGACTGACATACTCGCCAGCGGCCTTGAGGTAAGGAGCCGTTGACCAAGCTAGCCTTGCTGCGGCAGGAATAAATGCAACGGGACCAAGCCCAAGAGCCGCGCCAGCACCACCAAGACCGGACAATGACGATATCCTGTTCATCGCGTTGTATGCCTTGTCGGCTCCGACCTTCGCCGCAAAAGTGGAAAGACCTTTATCAATCCCGATCATGCCTCGGCCCGTAAGCTCCAGCGTCTTGCCTATAGCTACTACTGGCAGGTATGGGATCTGTTTTGCCACTTGGCCCATTTGCAGAACCTTGTCAGCGACACCTGCGCTTTGGGTTGCTTTCGCCAAATCATCAGATACTTTTGTTATTTCGTCAGTGAATCCACCAACTCGCGTTAATGCCTCTTGACCTTTCACCCGCGATTGGTTGGCGAGCTTTAAGGCATTATTAGCCCTGTCTGTCAAACCCGCCTTGGAGAACTTTTCAGCCATGCTCTCCGCGATGACGGCTTGCCTCTCAGCGGCTTGCGCGGCGGCTTGGAACCCAGCGGTGCGCCTTTCTAGTGATGCTAGTTGCCTAGTGCGCTCCAGCACAAGCGCGGCTTTGGAATCTGCTTGCAAAAGGCTTCTTGATATCGGCCTAAACGCAACACCAAGACCCTTTCCTGCAACCCCAAAGGCCACCTTTCCAGTCATCGCGGCAGCACCATAAGGGTTTATCATTCCGGCAAACTGCCCAGCCGACTCGCCTCTTTTTTCTATTGCCGCCGCCTCTTCTTTACCGACTAGTTCAACATTTTTTTCGCGGGCCTCAGTCAACCCTAGCTCCGCTCCTGCCATTTGGCCCATTGCGTCAATAACTTCAGACGCTCTCGATGCTTGTATGTCGCGGTCTATTTTTTCAAATCTCTGATCAAACGACGAGAGTGCTTCACGCTCCTCTTCCTCGCTATCAGCCAATGCCTTAATTAGTCCAGTCCCCGCTATTTTGTATACCCCTGTAGCCAATTGCGCCCCAGACTTAACCAAGCCGCCAAGAGCCCCTTCAGCCTCCAAGTTAAGTGCCGCTTGTTCCTTTGCAGTGCGAGCGACGGGTGCATATGGCGAACCGCCAGTAATAGAGGATGTAGGAGTCGCAGTTGCTAAAAGAAGAGCAAGATTCTTAGCTCCTTCCTTCACCTCTTTTCCAAATTGGCTAAACGTATCTCCCCAAGATAACTCTTTACCTGACCCGTCTAGATCTAGTTCTTTCGCCTTGTTATAGAGAGGTAGGTTCTCCTCTTTAAGTAAGTCTGCGGGATTGGCCATCATAGCCTTCCCCGTATCGTTCAGAGTGTAGTCGTCGTTAAGCGCACCAGCTTTCTTTAGCGAAATCGCCATCTCCCCATTCTCGGTCGCCACACCTTCTGGTGTTGCATACCCAAGTTTAATCAAATCATCGGCAGATGTGATCTTAGGGAATAGTTGGTTGTCATATATCGGGCTAGCATTAGCACTGTATGAGGGGACTTGAAAGTCCTCTGGAAGTTGTTCGATGTCCTCTGGAGCCGCATCCTTGATGGACATGCGGAATGAGTGTTGGTCGAGGGCTTGCTTTAATGCTGTTTTTTGATCAGGAGTCATTAATGAGACAGTTAAAGGCCGAATTGCTTATTCAGGTTGAAGCGAACATCTTCAGAACGACCACTAGTGGTTGGCGTTGCCACACCACTACCGCTGTTGCCTCCCTGTCTTGATTTAGCTCTCTCCAACTTTTCAAGGTATTCCATTTCGTCTCGGAACAATGGAGTGGATTCTGGATTATCCAAAATCTCAGCAGCCCTTGTCACTTGCCTTTTGGATGCTGACGTTGCTCCAGATGCTGGGGTCATTGGCATGACTTCAAAAATACTGTCGTCTAGTCCAAGTGCCTTACCAGCCCTCACAGATCCACTAGCAATTCGCATCAGGGTGCTTTGTGCCGACTTCCAGTCTTGCCCCAGATCGAGATCGTTAACTGCGCGTTGGAGTGCCATAGTTTCCTTTTCGGACATTCCGGCAGCGGTTCCGCTTTGGGCCTTAATATCCCGCATCGCCTGCACCAAGTCTTGTCCTTTTAGGTTGTTAAATAGTGCATATACACCGCCTTGGCTTCTTGCCAGTTCGTCCAGCTTTTGTTGTGGTATTGACTGACCGAAAACCTTGTAACTCTCAGGGTGATTAGCTAGCTTTTGAGCGGTATCGAATCGGCTTAGTAAGGTGTATGCAGCAGACCTGTCACCAACTCGTTTCGCCGCCTTGTTGATGATGGCAGTATTGCGTTGACCGTATTCAGATTCAGACATGATCTGCGGACCCTTGGCTTCTGGCTGCATTAGCAATTGCTGCTTCATCTCGTCCACAACGTCTTGTGACGGAGCTAGCTTTGGATCTTGATACGCTTGATTCAACGCGGATTCATACAGCCTTGCCTTCCTTGGAGACAGTTGAGTCAGAGTCTCATCACTGACTTTTTGCATTTTAGCGGAGTCAGCTAGTGACTGTTTTGCCATCAGTCCTTGACGCGCACTTTGCTGCGGTGCTGGTGATTGCGTAGTATTGAACGCAAGAGAAGGCTCGGTGGGCAATGCGTTTTTAGGCATGTTCTGAGCCATTGCCGACGACCGACCCTCCTCGATCATCCTTGCTACCATTGCTTGCTCTTGTGGAGTTCCGACAGGTTGACTCATTGAGGTTTCTGGGGGGAGTTCAGGAAGCACACCCCCTCCATAGATAGCCCTATCAATAGCCTCTTGATCAAATTGGTTGTATTTTGGCGGATTGATTGGACGACCTTGACTATCAAGCACCTCTCCACCTTCGCCTATCAAACGTCCACCCTTTGTCTTGGTGTATCTAGTAATGTTTCCTGCCTCGTCTTCAGAAATTTGGACCAATGCTTGACCGCTTTTGTCTTTTACTGGTTCAAATCCTTCTTCTGCGTCAGCAATTGCCTCTGCCAACTGGCTGCTGTAACGCTTTACAGTTTCTCCCATTTCTGGGGAGCCACTGATGATGGCGTTCTGGATTCCGCTGACGACTGGATTCACCTTGTCTACGGGAAGACCAATTTTTTGCGCCCGCTCCATCAGGCTATTCAAGTTCATCAGGTCCGCGCCAGCAGGTCCGGGGACAGAGGCCGGAGGGTATCCGCCTGTTGGGAGCGGCATTGGTTGCTCTGAATATTGCGCGGCTCCTCTCGCCCCTTGGCCTCCACCATAGCCCCCGCCCAAGTAGCTTGGCATCCTTCCAAGTTGTCCTTCTTGAACCGCCACCGCCCGCATATTTGTATTTTGCTTGAGCAAGTCTTGAATGCTAGCTCCAAGCTGACCGCGAACATCAACAGGAGTATTCTCGTCCTTGAGGCTGGAAATCAAATTGTCATAGTAAGATACTTGAGACGGGTCCATGATCTTTGCCGCTTCCGCGATTTTGATCCCCATCGTTGCCATGTTCTTACTTTCTTTTTGCTTCTTGAAGTAGTCAGCAGCTTGACCCACGGCTTGTCCAATAGCCTGCATCGGCAAACCAGCCGCTTCTACAGCACCAGCGTAATTTGGTTGCTGATACCCAGTAAATCCGATATTTCCGCCCGTAAGTGCCATGATTTTAATTATATGAAGTTAGTAAACTGGAGTAGCCTTGGGGATTCCTCCAAACAGGCCGCTTAACCCCATGCCCGCTGAGAGACCCATTCCGCTGAGTCCCGTCGCGCCAGCCGCTCCTCCAGCAAGTCCAGAAAGCCCAAGTCCCGCCGATAATCCGCCAGTGAATGGGGCGGCAGCAAGACCGATCCCCTTGGTGATAAGCCCCATTGTTTGCGCTTTGCGTTGTTGGTCCGCTTGGAACTTGGCCATGTTATAAGCATCCAATGAAGAGGCCCGTTGCTGGGCAAATCCAAGTGGGGCGTTATAGTCAAATTCACCAGAAGACGCTGGGCCTCCAGTAAGTGCCATCCCAAGCGTTTGTTGCCCTGCTTGATACGAAAGTGGTGATTGCCCCAACAAGTTCAATCCGGGCGCAGTATAAAATTGCTGTGCCGCATCGTATGATCGTCCACCAGCTTGTGCTGCTTCAGCTCGCTTGCGAGCCAGAACGTCCTCGCGGCCCATCGCCTCACTCACGATGCTGCGGTTTCCACCAAGTCTGCCTGCGGCTTGGAATCCCTCACGCGACTGCTGTTCGTAGCTTCGTTGTTCTTGCGGAGTAACTCCTTGTGCTGCGGCCCTAGCTCGTTCTGCCTCAGACGCAAATCCTTGAACAACGGCAGCTTGCTCTGGAGACATTGCCTCCATCAATCCTCGCGCAAGACCAGTCTGCCCGGTCATTTGTCCAATCTCCCCAGCACGAAGCTGCCCCAGAGTTTCGCCCGCCCGCTGACCTGTAGAAAGCTGTAACGCCTCTAGTCCGGGTTGGCCCCCAACACCACCAAGGAACTGTCCGGTCTGCCCAAACATTTGGGCCATAAACTCCGGGCCATACTTGGCACTTGTTTGAAGTGCTTTAGGGATTGCGGTCGAATAGTAATTATCAAAAAGATAACCTGCTTGTTCTCCAGCAAGGCTAATTCCTTTCTTATTTGGCTTTAATGGATCAATTGGTTTTGGAACCTCGGGTGAAGAAAATAATCCCATATTTTTAGTGGCTAGATTTTTATTTTTGTTAAATTATTATGAGAAACGACAACGCCAAAGCATAAGTGCCAATACAAAAGTTTGTGAAAGTCTTCGCCATATATTTCTGTTGCTTTAGCTAGATGTTGGTTCACTTGGCAAACCTTACAAGAATAATAATGCTAATTATTTTTAACGATGTAATTATTTTATCTAATTATTGCCACATAAGCAAAACTACAGTCTCCCGGGCCTGGGTCGCTTGTGTTTGATAGAATCGTTCTTACTTTTACCTGCGTTGTTGTTTTCGTGAATGCGTAGTCAATGTCAAGAAAACCTCCTCTAGCAGTAACAGTTTCTCGTTGCACAGTACCCATAATAACGTAATCAGTATCTGGCATTGCCGTAGTCATAGTAATGGTGTAAACTCCAACGGAATTTTTAAAAACCGACGACACGTTTCCTGATTTTATAATGTTTCCGCTTGCATCAAACTTTACCCATGCTCTAATCCCGTAAATAGGAGCCGTGCCAGTCTGCGCTCCACTGAGCTTGGCGGCGGTGATGTTTGCATCAAGAATCTTGGCCGTTGTCACTACACCAGCATCAATAGTAGCAACTCCACTAGCTACCGTAAAGTCACCAAAGTCAGAGTTTGAGAGTTTGGCTGGAGTCACGTTTGCATCTAGGATTGCAGTTGTCGTAACTGCATTTGCAGCTAGCTCGTTTGCTCTAATTCCACCAGCCGCAACGGAAAGTTTACCAGTAGTAACGGCAAGAGTCGTGCCAGTAATAGCAGTAGCCGTAATCGTGCTTTGATCGAGGATGTTGTTCATCTTCGTGCTAGTGATTACGTCAGTAGCTGTGAAGGTGGAAGTTGTATCAATTGCGCCCATGCTTTATCTTTGTGAAATGATTTGTCTGTTGGTGACTGAACCAGCTACTTTTACTGAGTTGACCTTAGGTGATCCGATAGTTCTTGTCAAGATCATTGTTCCGGTGAAGCCCCTGATGCCACCCAACCTACACCGGATGCTTGCTGTTTCAGCTTCAGTTGCCGTGCTAGGGGTAAGCAATCCACCAAGCAAAGTTGTAGTTGTGCCTATGGATTGAGCGTCGTCAGGATCTTCGGCTGCAAATGCAATGTCATATTCCGAGTTTTGACCCGGAAGAGACTGGATATTAACCTGCGCGTCAGTAAATCGCTTACGTTCCATTGTCCCGAGGTCGTATCCCCTAGTCGTAAGAGACGCATTGATTGTTGGGGACACAACAGCCGCAGAGTTGTCCACGTTTAGAGTGTCATTGGAGCTTTCGGATGCTTCAATTTGATGCAGCCCGCCATTGGGTGTCACCGCATAGAGGTTGTTCCTCTCGCTAGCACTACCAATCACGAAGTCTTTAATCAAGAACCTAGAATCACCAAAGGTATCCAGTGATTCCCACCCTTTATTTAGGAAGTTATACACCAAAATGGCGTTGTTCCCATAAGAATCACCCGCTCCCGGAACCGAATCAAGCGGAACAGCAAGATAATACCTGTTTTCAAACAAGACTCCCACTGCTCGGTCAGAGTAATCAGCATTAATCCGGTCGATATACGGCTGAATGTTCTTGGAAAGCGGCTCCTCAGTGCCTCGCAGGTTGTAATCGTTAAGGAACTCAATCCCATAAACGCCATCGTCAGATAAGAACAGCATTGCATTGCCGCGCATGACAACAGACTTGCGAGCGAGGCATCCAATCTCAGATGTAAGCTCCTTAACGGTAACATCCAGAAGGCTTCCCAGCGTCCCCTTAACAAGATGAAGGCTGTTCCGGTTTAGGACAACCAACCCGTCGTCATAGAAGCCGTGCATTGCCACAACAAAGTCTGCTGTCCCACCGCTTACACGGAATTGGTTCTCAATCTGGTCAAATGTAGTAGTGTCTAGAATATCTGATACGGATATTTCATCGGTAATCTTGCGGCTAGTGTATGCTGGAACATTATAAGCTCCTGATTGATCGTAGTAAAACGGAACCCACAGCCTGCGTTGGAAATGGATACCCCACGGTGCGCCGGGCTGGTGCATAAAGCCACCGCCTACGCTAAATCTGCCACCGAACTCAAAAATATCGGTGCTTGACGTGCTGTAATTCCCAACTGGCGCATACCATGCAATCGTCGTTGTGGTTGCCGACACAACTTGGTATTCTTTCCCAACCATTTCAGCAAAATCAACAGTTTCCGCTTGGCGCACAATAATAATGTCGCCTTGTTTGATTGTTACGTTACCAGTAACTGTCGCAGTTATCAATCCGCTTGCAATCTCGACATCTTTTGCCTGAATGTTGAAAGTTTGTGGCTGAGTATAAGCTCCACCGGGAGATAGCGTGAACCCGTCAGTGGCGATTGCAACACTTGTGCCAAACGTAACCGCCTGACTAGTGGTGAAAACATAAGTGAATGTATCTGCGTCAACAACGCTAGCGACGGCAAACGTCCCATTTGCGGGTGTGCCACCAGTAAGCCCTGCAATTGTCACCATTGTTCCGACAACTAACCCATGATCTCGCACTGACATGGTGACGGTAGTCGTTCCAGCTTGTGATGCTGAAAGAATTTGCCTGCCATTGGGAAACCACTCAAGTGCTTGTTGTCCTTCACGGAAGATCATTACCTTGTCGAACACTTGGATCATGTCAGTGTCAGCACCAATAGCGTCTCCAGCAGGATACGGAATGTCGGTAATCACATAACCATCCAAGTCAATCTTCTTAGCGACAGCATCCAGAGCAATAATCACATACTCCTTGTTGCTATCGTTTGGATCGCTAAACAAGCAAGATGCACGGACATTGGCCGCAGCATCGTTGTTGATGGCCATTTGAGACAGCGTTCCCACCTTGTCCGTTGGTGCAGTAGTCACTCCTGCAATTGTATAGCTCAGCGTGTTGGCATCAAAATAAGTCAGTAGGAAGCTTCCATTAAAAGATGCATCCAAACCAGCAATTGTAGCCCATCCAGAACTCGCAGCAGCAAATCCATGCGCGGTAACGGTAATACGCACCGTGCCAGTAACTGGAATCGTAACATTGCTGATTGTCTTTGAGGTGGACGTAATTACCTCAGAGATTGGCTCAACAGCAGAAACAGTGTATGTTCCAGACCCACTAGCAAGCGCATAGGTGATCGTAGATGCCGAAGCCGTTACCGCAGTAAACACCCCATTAGGATCGCTTCCAGTCGTGTAGCGAATTCCAGCAATGTTTAGCGTTGCGCCGGGAGCTAGTCCGTGAGCAGAGCCAGTTGTAAGCGTAACAACGCCAGCGGTAACTGACGCTGCCGTAATCAAGACGCTTGTTCCAGTCAGGAGGAAGGGCAGCTGCAAGGCAGAGCCTCCCGTAGTCAATGCCCCAGTCCTACTCACCACGTTCTTACGGGGCTTCCAATACCCCTCCATGCGCCCATTCAGAGACTCCCGTACCTCACCCTCTTGGAGTTGGTTAAGTTGAAGCCTTTGGTTCACGCTCACAAACCCACGATCAGCCGTCTCGCCAATCGCAGAATCCATCGCACCACCACTCTGGGCAAACTGGGACATTACGCGTAGTAAACAATCACCACACCGGAGGTCAGAACCACGGAGCTAAAGTCACCACCAATACCCAAGCCCGCAGGAAGGGTAATAGTCTGCAACCCTGATGCACCAGTGATGCTCCCAGACGCACTAGCCACAGTAGCCAACACAGCGTCATTGACCACCTGAATCCAGCGGATCTTGCCAGTGTAAGTAGTTGCCGCAGTGGAAAGCACAATGCCTCCTCCTTGACCCTGTAAATCATATGCAACCGGACTAGCCATAATTATATTAAAGTATCACCAACGCAACACGCAATGGTTCACGCGCAAAGTAACAGATTACACATCCTTGTCAAGCACGTCGTAAAGTGTGATACCATACACAAAAATGGACGCTTAACGTCATATCCTGCACACCACAGCACACAGCCCCCTTTAGCCATTTTTTGTCTGGGTGGTTTATCGCTCCCGTTTTTCCCGCGCCTCCAAAATCCTGACCCCCTCCCCCCCGGCCTGATGCACAACTTGTTACAATAACCGTAATGCTGAATCGTGTTCCACAGGCTGTAGCCCAGGGTCTAGGCTTGTTCCACGGGATTCATTCCCTAGCAGAAGCTGTAATTAACTCGCTATTTCGTGATCCGTGCGCTGAGACTACTACATGTAGTGGTGCTTATGTCGATAAACCGTGGAGAACGAAAAGCTTGACACGTTTTCGGAATCCTGATTATAATCCCTCTGGAAGAGAGACAAGGAAGATTGTTTCATTCCACGTGACTATCATACGTGAGTGAGCCAGCGAACGAGCGGAACAGCACTGACCATGGTAACCTCAGCGTATGCTCATACTGCGAAGCGTAGCGAAGCAGGAACAGCCCTGACCCCATTAACGGCAGCGAATGCTCCCGTTAATATTATATACGCGTTGCGAATATTCTTTACAATAACGGGAACGATTCTCTGAGTCATCTTGGTCTCTGATTCTCTGAGTCATTTGATTCTCTAAGCCGCTAGATTCTCTGGGCTGCCTGATTCTCCGGGTGATTGTTCCTTGTCTTGCTTGCTCTTCCTTATCCCTTGGATATTTGACAATACCCCTTTAAGATAGCCACCTTGGACCGTCGAGCTTGGATGTCTTCCGGCATGGATCGTCGCTGCCAGTGTAACTAGGAGCCGTTATTTGTCCCTTTGTCCGGCTCGTTTGCTCGTAGTCCTGCTTTCCCGGTGCTTGTGAATCCCTTGTATTTCCTAGGTTTGCGGCATGCCTTGAAACTATTTTCACTTTTTGGAAACTATTTGTCGACAATGTGGATTCGGTGGGATAGTGTCTTCTCAGTTGCACGACGCAACACCACACCACACCACACCACACCACGATGAAAACCGCGAAAATCACGAAACTATCAGAAACGACCTTTTCCGTGTCCACTGATCTCTTCATGTCTAGTTGCAAGAATTGGATTGGAGAAATGCTGCTTAATGGCGACACGCTGGTCCGTGTTCCCGGCGTAGTTTACAGCTATTGTCCCAAGATTTCACTTCCGAACCATGCGGACAAGCTGCGCGGCATGGCAGTGGGGGAGGATATCACAATCGGCTAATCCCCTCACAAACGGTTCAACCCCGCTTCACACCACACACACACACACTATGAATACATCAATCCTCATCATTCCCGCCGTCTTCTTCGTCACGATGGTCGCAATATTCGGCTGGCGCAAAGCACCGGGCATTTTCCTTGGAATTATGGCCGCTTGTGCCGTCATTTACGTTGCTGCTGCAATTGTTCACGCTTAAACCTATGAACGACAAACCAATCAATACATGCCCATGTTGCGCCGAGATCAAGCCTCTGTGCCTCCTCAAGACCGCTGACGGGCGAGAGTGGTTTAATGCCGCTTGCAAGCCTTGCTCAATGGCAATGGACGAACTGGACCGCTGGACGTTCTTTCCCTATCTCAAATAAATTAGAATTTTATTCTTGCTTGCTGTCAATTTACAGCCATTCTCTTCACATCCAAGCGTGACCCGCGATGCAGGGCGGCTTTTACAAATCAGGACAAGCGCGGCCCGCGACGCAGGGCAAACCTCACCCATCAAATAATCAAACTATGAAAACACTGACGACCATTACCTACATCGCCGGAAATACCGAATGCAAAAAATCATTCATCCGCGCATACTCCGCCAAAAAGCCAACTTACTCAGGTGCGGCCCGCATGATTGCAGCAAAACTCAATGCAGACAATGATTCGTGCGGCGAGTATCCAATGCTCAAACCGTCCGATATCAGCGTTTCGCGCATCGAGTATTGCGATTACCAGACAAACTAATCCACTGCCCAAAAAACAAACCAAACAAAACATGACACACACACACACACCGAGACCTTGGGACCAATTAGGATGCGAGATTTACGCCGGAGAAATCCCTATTGCTGGAATTATCGGCATTACATGGGACAGGATGGTGGAAAACCAAGCGAACCTCAACCTGATTTCCGCTGCCCCTGATATGCTGGAGGCCTTGCAGATGCTCATGCCACAGGAACCACGGGAAGCCGACAGCTACGACCGCGCAATGTGGGAGAACGCCCGCGCCGCAATCGCAAAGGCAACGGGAAAGGGGGACGCATGAAATTCGCCTGCTCACGTTGTGGAAGTCGGAACTGGCCCGATCCTGACAGTTCTTGCCCTTTGTGCCGCGATGATAGGGAGGAACCCGCCGAAGCCCTTGGCGACCCCTTAGAGGCGCAAGAACAGGCCATTGAGCGATTCACCCGTGATGGATGCAGGCTTCTTTCAGCCCTCAGATGGTGGCGATCAATAGACAAGCAGACTGACGAGGACCAAACGCCGGAAACGATGGCTGAAAGGCTAGCTTGGTTGCACACGGAAGCTTGCCGGGACGCATGGGATGACATGGAACAATCCCCTTCGCATTTCGCATGGGCGGACGTTTGCGCACTCGCAGGCTTTGACCTTTGCAAACATTACAGAAAACCAAACCAATAGAAAACAAACAAAATGAGAATACACAAATCAGATAGCGTTAATCAATACGGGCAGGGAGACTCAACCGTCTGCGTGACCCGTGCGGCATGGAGACGGCAGCATGATATCACCAAGAAGGACGCCACTCTGTTCATCGGCGGGGCATACGGCGAAGTAAGCCGGAAGTTTGCTGCCGGCATCCTGCGCCAATTCCGTAAAGACAAAACCGAGAGGAGGACGAAATGATCGTGGATTTTGATCTTCTGGTTAGGGAGACGGCGGATGTTTTCGGAGTCACTCCAGAGGACATCTTAGGACCAAAGCGAACGAAGCACGTTTCAATGGCTCGTCATGTCGTAATGGCCTGTTGGGCGGATCATCATCCGTATCAGGACACGGCGAACCGTTGCAACCGGACGTGCCACAGCACCGTAATTTGGGCGCGGCAAAGGATCTTGAACGAGGCCGAAATGGACGTTTCATTCGCCAAGATGCTCGCCGCTATCTCCAACCGCTGCCAATACGGGGCGGAACCCGAAGAAAAAGAGAAACAAATTGAAATTTGCGCTTGAAACCGGCTTGAACCCGGCTAAAACGAACACGCATTCAGCAACAAACAAAACGAAAATATGAAAATTACCATTGAACCAACAGAAGACCATGGCCGCAAAATCGAAAGGCAAAGCCCCAAGGTGGAGCTTTGGGTTCCCGGCGATCACCATAGCCTCGAAGAAGTCATTGAACATCTTGTAGCCCCTGCTCTGAGGGCTTTCGGCTACGGCATCTCAGATGGCCAAATCGTCGTGAACGAATACGAATTCTAATTCATCAGCGCAAACAAAACGAAAACATGACAGCAACACCAAAAACAAACGAAGCGATTGCGGCGCACGAACCGCAAAGCATGGCACTGGCGCAAGTGAGCGCAGAAACTCAAGCCTTTGAGCTTATCCAACGGCAAGCCATGATGCTTTCAAAGTCCACGCTGGTCCCAAAAGACTTCGCCGGGAACGTAGCCAACTGTGCGATTGCGCTCAACGTAGCAAAACGAACCCGCCTTGACCCATTGATGGTCACGCAAAACCTCGCAATTATCCACGGGCGGCCCTCATGGAGCGCAACAGCACTCATTGGAATGATTAACGCAAGCGGGAAGTTTTCCCCACTTCGCTTTGTCATGGATGACGATGATGCACCTTCGTCATGCTACGCTGTAGCAAAGGACAAGGACAGCGGCGAGGAACTCAAGGGAGAAAAAATCACGCTTGAAATGGCCAAGAAAGAAGGCTGGTCAACCAAGAACGGGAGCAAATGGCTGACGATGCCGGGGCAGATGCTCCGATACCGTGCAGCCAGCTTCTGGAGCCGCGCATACGCTTCAGATATGAGCTTGGGGATGTATACTCAAGACGAGGTCCGGGACTTCGCGGAACCGCCGCGCAACGTTACCCCGGCAAAGGTCAACCCATTCATCGAGGAACCCGTAGAGACGCAGGAAATCGAGGCGGAAATCGTCCAGCCTGTCGAAGTCGAGATTGTCCAAGAAGTCCCGGCAAAGAAGGTCAAGACGACAACCGAAACTCTAAACGATGCTTTTGAGGCAATGGCGAAGGAGGCAGCACAATGAGAGTGACACACACACCGTTCAAGACAAGAACCCGCGCAATCGGAAGCGACCTCGAAATGACGCTAGCATTGCTTGGCGCATTGAAGAACCCGAACAAAAGCGCAATCAGCAAACTAGGCAAGATCGCCACAACCATCACAAAGCTATTTAAGTGAAAACTTATGCCGCTCATTACGAATCCCCTTGCAACTTGTTCAAGGGGACTCTTCACATCGAAGCCGAAGACCACAAGGAAGCAATGCTGAAATTCTTCAAGTGGGTTCAGACAAAAGAAGTTTGGGGGCATTTATGGAAAATCAACGTCATCATTCAAGAAGTAGAACAAATTGAAACAATATGAAAATCGAACAAGGACTAGGCAAAACGTATTACGAGCGCACAGCGACCCCTTCAGACCCCAAGGCGGGGCCAGTGTCGAAGTCTCTCCTCTGGGATTTTAACAAGTCTCCCTTCAAGTGGCGGCACAGCAAACCAAGAGAGGCATCGAAGGCAATGGATCTTGGGACGCTGATTCATGCCGCGACTCTGGAGCCGGAGACGGTAGAGCAAATCATTGCAATCTCTCCCTACGCCGATTTCCGCACAAAAGAAGCCCGCGAGTGGAAGGCCGATCAGGCCGAGTCAGGCAAGATCATCACGTCACGAGATGAAATCGACAAAGCCATCTCTATTGCCGAGACTGTCACGGATGAATACCACTTGCAATTCGATGCCCGATACAAAACCGAGGTAGCTGTTTTCGGCAAGATCGGGGCGACAGAGGTTAAGGGCCTCATCGACATCGTGCCGGATGGCTTGGATTGCCTGATGGATCTCAAGACGACCGGAGAGATTGGGAGCCTAGAATCCCTCCAGCGCGTCATCGTCAACCGGGGCTATCACTGGCAAGCGGCACTCTACCTTGACCTCTGGAACGCCGCAGCAAGAGAGAAGCGGACAAGGTTTATCTTCTGCTTCGTGGAGGTTGAATCCCCTCACGAAACGGCATGGGTAGAATTATCTGAGAATTTGCTTGAAGTCGGTCGAGCGGGGTATATGAACGCCTTAGCCAAGTGGCAAACCTGCGTTGCAACGAACCACTGGCCGAAACAAATCGAAGGAATCCAAACAATCGAAACACCAAAATACATCCAACAATGAAACAAACAATTGATATCAGCATCGACGTATCCAAGATCGACAAAACGGCACTTTACGAGTCGCCAAAGACAGGGAAAAAATACCTGAGCATGTCGCTGCTCATCCGCGAGGAGAAAGACAAATACGGGAACGATGGCTTCATCGTCCAGAAAATCAGCCAAGCGCGGAAAGCGGCTGGCGAGCGCGGAGCAATTCTTGGCAATGGCAAGATCATGGACTGGGACGCCCCCAAGCAAAGCACACACGGCGAAGCCAAGTCCAACGGATACGCTCCTCAAGCAAATGCTCAGGACGATGACGATTCGGATTGTATACCTTTTTAGAACGGGGCGATAATAATTGACAAATCCTCTCGTTTTGATTACCTTGTCGGCACATGAAAAAATGTTTTAAATGTAACGCAATGAAGGATTTGTCAGATTTTTATCCACACAAAAAAATGCCTGACGGCCACTTAAATAAATGCAAAGAATGTAATCGCAAAGATTCGGCATTGCAACTTGAGAAAAACAAACTAAGTCCAGAATGGGTAGAAAAAGAAAGAGAGAGGGTAAGAAAAAAACAATTGGGAAGAAAAGGTCATCCCAAAACATTGATCTACGCGGAGGTTAAGCGAAAGATTCTCAGCGGTGAGCTAATCAGAAAGCCATGCGAAGTTTGCGGAAAAGAGAAATCACAAGGACACCATGAAGATTACTCAAAACCACTAGACTTAATTTGGCTTTGCGTTCGCCATCACCAAGATCGACACGTCCACCTAAGGAACGCAAAAACATTAAATCAGGAGCCGATGCCAATTAGCTATTTCATCAAATCATTACAAGTTACATTATGACAACAGACCAGACAACCTTAACACAACAAGCCAATTAAATGGAAATTGAAATCTTAACGCCAGTGGACGCGCACAAAAGCGGCTACCTGTCATTGACTACACCTTACAACCAAGAAAACCCTCAGGACGTTGAGTGGATGCGAACGGTGCTGCACGACCTCAAGGGTTGCAAAATCGTTTTAGTCGAAGTGACTGGTGGCCTTGAGGTAGCGCGTCATAAATCCGAAATGATCCTTGCAGGACAACGAGTATGAGCGACCTATTCCCAGAAACAGGAGGCAACTTATCCCCTCGCCTTAAGTGGCAAGAGGAGAAGCGCATCAAGACGCTGAGACGAGCAGACGGGAAGTGGGTCGCGTTCAAGTCCGAGACCAGCCATAGCTGCACCGACGAGGTTGAGCTAGACGCAGTGATCGGACTCGCAAAGAAACTAAAACTGAAACTCTGGAATCAATGACAACAATCGGAATAGACCCCGGAACCAATGGAGGAATCGCACTCATCGACGAAAGAGGAAATGCACATGCACATAAAATGCCGGATACTTTGCAGGACTTGTTTGAATTACTCAATTCTTACAGCGTGGGTTGCGATGGAAATTGCAGAGCTTATCTGGAACAAGTCCACAGCAGTCCTCAGATGGGTGTTAAATCGGCCTTCACCTTTGGCAATGGCTTTGGTCATCTCGAAATGGCTCTCACAGCGGCGGGAATCCCATTTGAGCGCGTCAGGCCGCAAGTCTGGCAAAGGGCAATGGGGTGCATGACGAAGGGCGACAAGAACGTCAGCAAAAGACGCTCGCAGGAATTGTTCCCACAAATCAAGGTCACTCACGCAATTGCTGACGCATTACTAATCGCCGCATACGGGGCAAAACAATAAACGAAACAAACAAAATGACAACAATTGACAGAAATCCAGACATCCTCTTCAACGAGGAGGAACCATACACGGCCCAGATTCCACGGGGATACAAGGTCATCGAGGGGAAGAACCTGATGCACACAGCGAGGTCAGCGAAGATCCCGTTTGGAGTTGCCAGCATTATCAACAAGGTGACTCACAACTCAAGGCCGCAAACCGTTGGGCTTGTGATCCGAGACGCTGACATTGAGCGATTCGATACCGCGATCAAAAAGAAGCTCGCAAGGAAACTAGCCGAAAGCAAATAATGAGCGCAATAAGCATCGTAACACTGTTGCTGATATGGATCTTTGTAGGATTGATCCTAGCTGCCCTGTGGCATGTAATTATCAGCGAAAACGACGACAACTACCCGAAACCATAATGAACAAAGAAATTGAAATCAAAGGCCACTACGGAACGCACACAGTAACTGCGATCAAAGTCTCGGACGGAGTTTACCGTCTGGCGTTAGTTAACAACTCTTGTAGGTTCGGCGGATTTGCGGATGGCATCTCAGAGGGCTTGAGTTTTATTGACCCTTCCGGTGGACCACTAATCGCCCACGGCTCCCTTGCCAGCCAGTATCACGTCGATCTCCCCAACCTTAAGATCAAGAAACTGGAAAGCAGGATGGACGAGGGCTTGACCATGCACCTTGAGTCTATTGACGACGATCTTGATGAGCCGTTGGGCGAGGCTTGCAGGCTCGATAACCCCGAATGCGAAAGCTGCCAATGAATCCTGAACAACAAAGAATCGCCATCGCGGAAGCGTGTGGGTGGAAGTTCATACCTGAGTATTACCACGGCGAAGACCAGCCTCCTGAGTTTACCACTGTTACTCCAGATGGTCGCCACCTATGCGGATACTATCCCGACTACCTCAACGACCTCAACGCGATGCACGAAGCAGAGAAGATGCTGAATAGAGAATCGGGCTACCACGGAATCGGAGGGTATGGGTTATACCTAGTCGCGCTAGAACACAGTGTATCAGCTACTGCCTCCCAACGCGCTGAAGCATTCTTGAAAACACTTAACCTATGGACACCATGAGCGGACTCGACGGACTCGGCTGGCCTAACCCCGAAGATGAACCAAAACCAAAAACTATGAACGAAACCGAAGCCCGAACCGTGGCATTGCTGCGGCTGCACTTCGGCTGCACCTTCGGCAAACTCGCCATGTGCTGCCAAGCCCTGTGGGATGCTGACCGATGCGAACACCTCACTGGATACCGCTACGGTTCCCCGATGGGTCAAGGCATGGTGATTGCCATGGAGGACTACTTCCGACTGGAACGCTGCGAATCCGACAACATGAGCATGGGCGAGCAGCGATGCGCGGCCTGCGGGCTGTCTCAAGTCGCCATCAGCCGATCACACGACACGCCCAAGCAATGCGGATTCTGCGGAGAGTTCGCCAGCATGTGGGATTCTATTGGATGAACACGTTATTAGACCGACCAAAACCAACCAAATCCATGAACACACCACACGACCACGACCACAACGATATGACACCGCTAGACCACGCGCTAGCGCACAACAAGCAGTTAACCCAGCAACTTGAAGAAGTGAAATCAGACTTGGAGTTTCGCCGAGATCTTTACGCTCTCCAGACGAAGCAATTAGAGAAAGTCTGGAGGGATCTTGCTGCCATGGCAAAGGACCGAGACCTTTGGAAAGCCGAGACTAAACGTTGGCGCGATATGTATATTGAATACGATGAGATGCTTGAGGGCGAT